TGACCAAGAAGTTTACCCAAATCCACGGTGGTTTGGTTCGTGCTTCTGGCGCGGTCGTCAACACAACTGTCGCGTTGACCCTTAACGAAGCTGATCACGCTGGTCGGATAGTTACGGCCAACCACGCGACAGGGTTCGCTATCACCCTGCCGGAAGCTACTGGTACGGGGAACGTATACACCATCTTCTACGGGACGACCGTGGGTACAGGCAGCGCGACCATCGTCGCACCGTCTGCAGCTACATCGTTCATCGGTGGTGTATCTATCTCGACTGACATCGGTGGTGTGACCATCATCTGCAACGCTGCAGATGATACGATCACTATGTCCGGTTCAACGACCGGCGGCGTCAAGGGCACGCACTTCGTGTTCGCTGATGTAGCGTCTGGCATCTTTATGCTCAGTGGTTTCATCTGCTCTACAGGCAACGAAGCTGATCCATTCAGCGCCGCTGTCTAACCGAACTGGGGGAGACAATACTGTCTCCCCCACCTTATTCTGAGGAGAACAACGATGCCTACTATGGACGTGAGATTCAAAAACCCCTTCTACCACGGTAATCTCGGATTGCTGGGCGGTGCCGGAGATGAGGGCACCATTTACATTCTCGACGACAAAGAACCCCTGCCCCGCACGGCTGTTGTGCTTGAGGGCCGTAGCCAAGATCGCAAGAAGAACGAGAAGCGCGGTAAGGATGCAAAGCAGGCAGCGGAGCAGGCTGCCATTGAAGACGACGATGAAGAGTTCGAGCCTGCACTCCCCAAGCGCGTCAAGCCGAAGGAAGGTAAAGCTAAGGCAGACAACATCCCGAAGACACGCTAACGATAGGAGCGGACCATGGCGTCTGAAACACAAATCGCCAAACTCGCATTGCAGCACGTTGGGGATCGATACGACATCTCCGATCTGACAGAAGAGAGTGTCGAAGCGGAGCAGGTGAATCTGATCTTCGACGACACTAGGGACTGGTTGCTCCGACAGCACCCGTGGGGGTTCGCGAAGAAGTTCGCCACGCCCTCGGCGCTCGTCGGTACGGTGCCGAACAACTATGACTTCATGTACACCTACATGACAGACGCCGTTCGTATCGGCGGGGTTGTTGATCCACTGGACGCGGGGACCAAGATTGATTTCGAGGTTGCTAGGAATAGCTCAGACGTCAAGGTCATCCTGACAGATGCAGAGAGCGCCGAATTTTTCTACACGGCACGCATCACCGACACGGCACAGTTCGATCCAGAGTTTGTTATGGCGTTCTCATACGCTCTGGGTTCGAAGTTGGCCATGCCACTGACCGGCGACCGGACGATCATGGGTGATCTCGACACACTGGCGCGTAACACGATCAACAGTGCGTGGGAGACCGACAGTAACGAAGGTATTTCCGACGCTCCACCAGATGCAGACTGGATACAAGCGAGGGCGTAAGTAAATGACGAAGGTAATCCAATCGAGTTTGTCGGGGGGTGAGGTTTCACCCGCCATCGGTGCTCGGACAGACATCGGCAAGTACAAGTCCAGTCTTGAAACGTGTGAGAACGCATTCGTCCAAGTACACGGCGGCGTGTCCAACCGTCCCGGCCTTCAGTTTGTAGCTGAGTGCGTGAGCGGCACTCTGGCCACGCGCATCATACCTTTTCAGTACAACACCGATCAGACATATATCCTTGAGTTTGGCAACCTGTACATGCGCGTTATCAAAGACGGTGGCCAAGTGCTGACTGGCAGTGCCAAGACCATCACGGGGGTCACGGCGGCTAGTCCGGCAGTCGTCACCAGTGCAACGCACGGTCTCAGCAACGGCGATGACGTGTACATAACCGCCGTGGTCGGGATGACCCAGCTCAATGGGCGCACCATGCGGGTCGCTAACAAAGCGACCCATACGTTCGAGCTGAACGATTACGACGGAAACAATATCAACAGCTCCGCATACACTGCATACAGCAGTGCGGGTACGGCCGAGGCCGTCTATGAGATCGTTACCCCTTACACCACTGCCCAACTCTTTGAGTTGAAGTTCACACAGTCCGCTGACGTGATGACTATTGTGCATGAGGATCACGACCCGGCAGACTTGACCCGAACGGGCCATGCTGCGTTCACGTTGACCGATATTGTGTTCGCTCCAGAGCAGACGTTCCCTACAGGCGTCGCCGTCTCGGCGAACACTACAGGTTCCGTTGTTGAGCGGTATACGGTGACCTCTGTCAACGAGGACAACGCAGAGGAAAGCCTCATCGGTATAACCGCCGGTAAGACGATCAGTGGCATCACGGCAGCCAACCCGCCAGTCGTAACATGTACGTCCCACGGTTACAGTGACATAGATGAGATAGAAATACAGGGTGTCGTTGGTATGACCTCGGTCAATAACCTGCGTTTCAAGGTCAGCAGCAAAACAACGAACACATTCGAGTTGCAGAGCCTGAGCCGCGTCGACATCGATGCTAGTGGCTACACGGCCTACAGCTCAGGGGGCACCGCCTACGCAACATACGACGTCATCACCAACGGGGCCGCGACCAAGGATAACACCATCACATGGACCGCCGTAACCGGCGCAGTCAGCTACAACGTCTACCATGAGAAGGATGGTATTTACGGGTTCATCGGTCGCAGTGAGATCGACAGCTTCACTGATGACAACATAGATGCCGATCTCGAAGACACCCCGCCGAAGTTTCGCAACCCCTTCGTCAGCACAAGCGACAAACCAAGTGCCGTGAACTTCTTTCAGCAGCGTAAAATTTACGCCAGCAGCATAAATGACAAGCAGCGGCTCTGGCTCACCCAGACAGCCAACCTGAAGAACCTGAGCGTGGCCAGCCCAGCCAAGGACGACGACGCCATAACCGTCACCATCGCCAGCCTGCAGGTAAACGAGATCAGGCACATGGTGCAGCTCGGTGACCTCATCGTATTCACGTCCGGCGCAGAGTGGCAGGTCAGCGGCGTCGACGGCGTCATCACCCCGTCCGGCATTCAGATCAAGCCTCAAACATATTATGGATCAGAGCAGCTTGCTCCGATCACGGCAGGCGACGTCGTGTTGTTCATGCAGCCGGGCTGGACCGTGCGAGACATCGGCTACAAGTTCGAGACAGACAGCTACAACGGCAACGACGTGTCCATCCTCGCCCGGCATATGTTCGATAACTACTCTTTCACTGACTGGGATTACGCACAGGCACCTCACTCCATCGTATGGGCAGTACGCAACGACGGCATCATCTGCGCCCTGACCTATGTGCGGGAGCAGGAGGTCTTCGCGTGGAGCCGCCACATCACTGACGGGGACTTCAAATCGGTAGCGTCTGTGCAGGAAGGCGATGACGATTTCATGTACAGCATCGTCCAGCGGAGAATTGGTACGCGCACCCGGCAGTACATCGAGCGTCTTCACGATCACGACTTCACCAACGTGCAGGATGCCTTCTTCGTCGACAGTGGCCTGAAGCGCAATAACCCCATCACCATCACAGGCGTCACGTCAGCCGATCCGGTCGTCATCACGGCAGCCGCACATGGTCTCAGCAATTCCGACGTCGTGGACATCAACGGCATTTACATCGTCGACACCACAGAGAACCAAGGTAAGTCCTTGTCCACAGAAGTCGTCGGACTGGGCTACACTGTCTCCGACAAAACAACGAACACGTTCGAGCTTCAACTCAACGGCGTAGACGTGGACGGCAGTGCCTTCGCCACATACCACAGCGGGGGTGAGGTCCGCGTGGCCACGACGACAGTGTCAGGCCTGTGGCATCTTGAAGGCGAAAGCGTAGTCGGTCTGGCCAACGGATATGTTACAGGCACACTCACCGTCGCCAACGGTTCAGTGACCCTACCCAACGCAGCTAGCCGCGTATCCATCGGCCTGAGCTACGCTGCAGAGGTCAAGACACTGAAGCTGGACAACAGCAACCCACTGGATACCGTACAGGGTAAGAACAAGAAGCTGACCCGTCTGACCCTCCGGTTGGAAGACACCATGGGTCTCTGGCACGGCCCAGACACAGACCACATGAGAGAGGCCAAATTCGGTCTGCCTTCGTTGTACGGTCAGCCACTCAACATGATCACGGCTGACAAGGACGTTACCCTGTCGCCGAGCTGGAGCAAGAACGGCCAGATCGTTATCCAGCAGCGCGATCCTCTACCCATGACAATTCTCGGCATCATCCCCGACGTCATCATCGGGGGTAACTAATGAACCAGATCGCACCTATGTCATCTGACGCCATAGCCAAAGCGGTGACGCTGGAAGCAGAAATGCGGAAGCTCAACACGCAGGTCAACCTAGCGACCAGTCACCTGATCCACGCCGGGCTGTACCACCGCACGGTGTTCATACCGGCTGGCGTTCTGGTGGCGGGTGCCTTCGTCCGGATAGATACGACGATCATCGTCCACGGCGACATCACCGTGTATGTGGACGGCGATCCAATTTTACTCACAGGACACAATGTGCTACCTGCATATGCAGGACGAAAGCAAGCGGCCTACGCGCACAGAGATACTTACTTCACGATGAGCTTCGCCACTGAGGCGACCACGGTAGAACAGGCCGAGGAAGAGTTCACAAACGAAGTCGAGGCACTGGGTTCGCGTCGGGCAGAAGCCAACAACGTAGTTATGATAACAGGGGGCGCATGACATGTCTGGTTTTACAATAGCCGCAACAATAGCTTCGACAGCCATGTCCTTCGTGGCCCAGCGACAGCAGGCTCAGGCTCAGGCGCAGCAAGCGAACTTCCAAGCAGCCGTCGCACGCAACAACGCCATCATCGCACGACAGAACGCCGACGCCATCGAGAAGTCAGGCAAGGTCGCAGAACAGGAACGACGTGAGTTAATTCAGCGGCACATCGGAACAGCCAAGGCAGTTCAGGCAGCTAACGGGTTCTTGGTCGACGACGACGAAGACAGTACCAACGTGCAGGAGCGTGCCGCTGTGGCTGAGGCCGGTGCCTTGGACATCCTTCGTATACGCGACCGGGTGGATGACGAGCAGCGTCGGGCTTTGATACAGGGTGACCAGTTTACAGCGCAGGCCGGGCTATTCGATCTGAAGGGCGCGGATGCTGGTAGCTCCGCCGCAGGCTTCGGTACGTTACTGGCAGGCGCAGCCGACGTCGCTATTTTAGCAAAAGGGTAGTTGATATGCCGAGAGTTCCACAGCCAGTACAGCCCGGCCAAGTAGGCGACGTTGCCATCCACACTGCGAAGCAGGACTTCCAGTCATTCGACGTTCCCCTATTGAAGGGTAACTCCGACGCACTTAAAGAAGGCGCGGCTGGCCTGTTAGGGGTGAGGGACGCTCTCGTAGAAAGCAAGCGACTGGATGAAGACCTAACTTTGTTGGAGACGCAAGAGACAGGCGACGCACGGGCGCGTGAGATCACACAGGGTCAGCTTGCCAATATGGGCGGCAACGCCATAGGGGCGACAGAGCGGGCGCAGGATTTATATGACACCTTGGTGGACGAGCTGGGCGACGGCAGTGGTATGGGGGCGGCGGCGGCGATAGCTCACAAGCAGTATTTACGGGGACTGCAGAATACTATTCTCAGTCCTGTTGCCAGCCATGAACGCACCCAGAAACAAGCGCACGCCCAGAAGATGATAGATACATCTATCGCCAGTTCGATTGACAAGGGTGTGTCTGGGTACATGAGCGACGAAACACTGGATACACAGATAGATCTGATAGAGCAGCGGGCCAAGAACAGGGCGGAGCTGTCAGCCAGTGGCGAGGACGCAAAGCAACTAGCAGCGGAGCTGGTTGGCACAAGTACCAGCACCATGTACCTGCAGGCGATCAAACTCGCCTTGAAGGATAAGAAAACGGTACGCGCTGCTCAGTTACTGGAAGACGCCCGCACCAAAAATTTACTAGACGGCAGTAACGGAGATTTACTCTCAGCGGAGACCGCCGTCAACGCAACGACGCAGGACGAGATCGCTCTCTCTGTGGGCATCGATTTATTTGGCACCCACGGGCAAGATAGTACAGCGGCACTGACAGAGCTTGATGCTCGGACTGATCTCGACGCAGCTACAAAGAACGCAGCGGAAGTTAAGTATGAGAGCCGACGTTCTAAAGCCGACGCAGAAAAGACCCGTGCGACACAGGACCACTTCGAAGGTGCTATGGAGGCAGCGCAGGGAGGAAACGGTTCGGTGTCCGCTGCCGATCTGGCATTGATGGAGGGCGACGACGCACGCAAGGTCCAGTTAGAGATGCAATACTGGGACGACGACAGGGCGTCTGGCGGTATCATCACAGACCGGACAGCGAAACGGGCGTGGGATGGCATGTCTAAAACAGAGCGGGGGGCACTGACGTATGTTCAGTTCCTTGAACAATATGGCAATAAGTTTAGCAACATCGACGGGTTTCGGGATAAAGCTACTGAGGACTGGCGGCTTGCTCAAGACAGTAGATTAGCGACAGAGACCACAGAAGGCAGACGGCTGTCCAAACTGGAGCTGGCTGCTAACAAATCTGCAGCGACTAACGCCCGTACATCCTTCAACAGAATAGTTGAGGCCCGTAAGACAGCCATGTACACCGGCACCACTGCTAGTGATAAGGCGCACAAGGCTACGTTTGTGGAGGCAGCCGAGCTTGAGTTTAGGGATCGCAATACTAACGAGAACCCTATGTCTGATGCAGACATGATGTCCATGATCAATGCTCTTACTAATCGCATAACCATAGGCGGCGACGAGTTCCAGACGTTTAACGTGATCACCAACGCTAGAGACGAAGATGGAGACGTACTTAAAGGCAGTGCCGAAGCAGGAGCATTGATGTCCGGCGTAGATGTAGAAGACAGGTTTGAGGTGATCCAGTGGTATCGCAAAGAGCACGGCATATCCGCTAACGAGGCTGTCCGCTTGGAAGACGTCGGGGCTTATTTCCATGACAATATTACAATGAGCATAACGCCTGCCGAGCTGGTTCCCGTCATCCATGAGATGCTGGTGGAGCATGGTCGCAGCACTAGCGCAGCGAACGTGCGCCAAGAGTACCTTACTTTCTTGATGCGCCAGATCAGGGAGGGCGCACTGTAATGGGTGACTTTGACGCGTTCGCTACATCCTTCTCAAACCACCTATCCAAGCAGGATGATGAGGCGGACGACGCTGAGTTGATGGAGGTCGAACCGCCAGCTAATAAGAAGGCCAACGCGTTCAAGCAGGACTTCTCTAATTTTTTAACAGACCAGCAGAGAAGTGCCGAGGACAACGTCGTCAACCAGATGCGGGCGGCTGCACCAGTAAACCCAGATACGTTTGCAGCCTTGCGAACAATGGCTGTCGACGTCAATGTCGACACCCGCATACTGCTGGGCGACGTCGATCCAGACAAGTTACGCAGCAAACAACTGGTGGAGCAGACCAGAGCGTTTCTCAAAGAGGCTCCGCGTATTGAGCAGTTTCTGCGCGATCCCGAAAATGTGCGCCTGACGCACGACGACATCAGCGGACTACGCGCCGTTCATCAAAGCCTAGTGAGACTGAAGAACAGCGAAGCGGACGAGGGCTTCACAGAGCACGTCTCCGGCATCGCAGAGCGCAGTCTCAAGACATTTCAGCAGGGTCTCGTTGCTGGCGGAGCCATGTTTATAGAGGGTAACGACGACCGCATATTCCCACATGAAGCACTAGCAAAAATGGATGACGCGGAACGCGCATCCTACGACGCTATGAGCACACGGGAGCGGGTGGACTTTTTATTCGCGAATAAGGAACGCTTCAAATCAGAGCACGGTCGCGAGAAGCTAGACGAGGTCATCGCGTTTCGTGAACAGATCACACAAGAGCTGAATGTCATGCGGGCGCGTGCGCCCAAAGAAGGTGCCGCCTTCTGGGCCACGATGATCGCCGAGGGCACGGCGCAGATGCTGCCTGCGCTCGGTATTGGTTTTCTTACAAAGAGACCCGATCTGGCAGCTAAGATCATGTTCGCACAGGCGACTGCTCACAGATACGCGACAGCACGCGAACGTGGCCTGCGAGACGGCACGACACAGCCCGACGCCTTCGCCGAAGCTCTCTTGTTTGGGTGGCTGGAGTACGCCACTGAGAAGGTGCCCTTGGGTATCCTGATGTCCGAGGGTGCCAAGGGGCTACGCGGAATGTTAAAGGCTGCCGGAGCAGAAGGTATACAGGAAGTTATTGTCGAGTACATGGATATAGGCTTCGGTCTGGCCATCCTCGATGAAGAGATGACAGTGGTCGAAGCCCTCGAACGAGTGCGCGACGCGGCCATCATCGGCGCAGGCGTCGGTGTAACCCTGAAGGGCGGCATCCAAGGCGCACGGCAACTGGCAGAGATCGCCGGGCTACGTCGTGCCGGTGAGGACGCCGAGGCATACGAGGCCCGGCTGACCGAAGCGCAGAAGGCTGTGGCCGAGGCCAAGCTGGCCGCACGGTCACCTGAGAAGATGCGCGAGTTTTTAGATCAATCAGGCGACGAAGCCACAGTACACATCTCAGCCGAGGACGTGATCGAGCTGCAACAGTCCGGCGTTCTGACCGACGAGATCATGGCCGAGCTGGAGCTGAACGAAGAGATGGCCGAGACCGCTGCGCGGAACGGCGACTTCGAGATCAGCGTAGCCAAGCTGCTCACCCTGAACGAAGAAACCTTCGCAGCCATATCACCGAGCGTGCGCGAGAAGCCAGACGGACTGTCAGCCAAAGAGGCTACACAGCAGGTCGCGGATCGCGACGCGTTGATCGAGACGCTGGTCGCCCAGATGGAAGAGCAGGTAGCTGCCGACCCAGAAGCGCGGCCCATCGCAGATGCCGTGTCCTCTTCGCTGGCAGCCACAGGACAATTCACTGACGCAGAGGTGAGCCAACAGGCCGAGCTGGCCGAGGCCACCTACCAGACGCGGGCCGAAAATTTGGAGGGCGTCACAGCCGAAGAGCTGTTCCTCGAAGAGAACGTACAGATACGCGGACCCAAGGACACCCAGCGCGGACCTGCCGTCACTGCCCTGAACCAAGTCAAAGATAACCAAGCCAGATTGGCACAGGCCGCGATCCAGCGCGAAAACCGCGAGATCACCGAGGAAGAGTATCTGGCGACCATCGCCGAGCTGAAGCCTGTCACCCCATACAAGCAGGAAGACCTGCCCCTACCGGCGACAAGGGCCGAGATGACAGCCGCCCTGCGCGAAGGCCAGCAACAGCGGGTTGGTAAGGGCAAGCAATTTGTAGGGCAGGAGGTCGGTCTTAGACTGGACATTCCGGCCTATGAGAACCACGACACATGGGTGCCGACAATCCACACGCCTGCCGGTAAGCCGGTGGCGCATGAGGCAGCGGCGCACATCGTTGGAGACATCCGCTTCACCGAGCCGGGCGACAAGGCCGAGACCAAGGCCGGTAAGGTCGGACGCGGTGAGCAGAACAAGGCACCATTCGCGCAGATCGATGGCACGCTGAAAAGCGTGCACCCGTCGACCGTCCGTAAAAAGATGGACGCGGTATTCAATGATCCTGAGTGGGTGCAGGTGGGCTATGACCCCCGGCGTCATACCTTCTTCTATGACCGCTCAGATCAGCGGCCCATCGTCGGTGCTGATGAGGTCATGCAGGTCGGTCCACTGGTCATGGCGAAGAACCCCGTCTATGCAGACGCGGGTACATTCCTGTTCCAAGTGGATACAACGACCGAGAACTTCCAGACGTTCTTCGAGGGCAGTCAGGTCGTCGACGCGGACGGTCAGCCGATGCAGGTTTTCCATACTACAGACGCAGACTTCGTCGAGTTCAAATCGAGGGACGGGGTATTCTACTTCTCGCCTGACCCGGCTATCGCCGAAGGTGAAGGCCGGGGGTCCATGCCACAGTGGATGATAGACCTGACTGGCGTCGAGCAGAGCGCACCCGAAGGGGCAAACACCATGCCGGTGTTCTTGAGTATCAAGAACCCCGCCAGCTTGGAAGACATTCGGACGCACGCTCCCGCCGCCAAGAACATTAGGGACGCCAGAGCCGAGCTAATCGAGGCAGGGTTCGATGGTATTATAGTCGACAGCACTGGCGAGGTGATGGCGTTCGAGAACACACAGATCAAATCCGCCATAGGGAACCGAGGAACCTTCGATCCGAGCGACCCCAACATCCTGAACCAAGATGCTGTCGAGGATGCTGTCGAGGATGCGGACCCGGCAGCGGAGATGGTCGAGAAGGCCAACGCGGCAGTCAAGAAGATGCGTGCTCCTAAAGGGGGCATGGGTGCGACCAGTCTCACCCGTCTGTACAATCCGAAGTACCCAAAACAGCGGGGCGAGGACGGCAGGCTGGAGGTCCGTAAAGGGCACCGCAAATCGAAGATAGAAATCTCTCAGGAGATACACGCAGAGCGCGTCGAAGGACGCGACACATGGACGGACGAGAACGCCAAGGTCATCGGCAAGGTTATGGCCATCGAGGCACTTCACGCCATCATGGCGGACGGCAACGCAGCGACGTGGTACAGGGATAAGGTAGAGGGCGCGATGAAGGTCGCAGCTTTACTTCACCCAGAGATCGCCACAGACATCCGCGCCGAAGTCGCGTTCAAGTTTATTCTGGCCATCACCAGTAACGGCTCGACGGTCTCCGAAAATTCCAGCTCGGCACTCAAGGTGTACGAGAGCATCGGTATGGAGGATTACCTGCCGGGCGGTCGTAAGCATAACCAGCCCATCACGATACCGCCTACAGGCTTCGGCAAAGAAGTCCACGCCATGGAGAAGGCTTTCGAGACGTGGAACAGACACGTCGACGAAATGGGCATTGATAAGTTCATCGAGTTTCTGAGCGCGGATTACACCGCTGGGGAGCTGAAGGCTATGGGCCATGAGGTCAGCGGGGAGCTGGTCAGTGAGCCGGTCAAAGGCTCTGTTATATTCGGGTCCAAAATTGGCGGCGGCTTCCTGCAGAACCTCATGGGCAACTTCGACAGCCTGACGATGGACCTGTGGTTCATGCGTTCATGGGGTCGCTGGTCCGGCACCCTGATCCCCACCGTATCTGAGAAGACGCGCAACGAGCGGTTCGGCAAACTGCGGCGTATGCTCACCGATCCTAAAGAGCGCAAGCGCACCAAGCTGGGCATCGAGCTTCCGGCCATCGATACTGTCGAGGCCATGAGCGAGGTACAGCTCACTGAGCTGGCTACCCTGATACTACGCGCCGACAGCGTGGACAAAGGTAAGGGCACGTTCACCAAGACCGTGAGGGTCAAGGACAAAAAGACCGGTAAGTTTAAGCAGGTCCGCCCCGGCCTGCACCTCGCTTCGCAGCGTGTAGCAGAGGGCGAGAAGAAGGTTTTGGACAGCCCTGCCGGTGGGGGGCACAGGCACTTCATGCGGCAGGCTGCCAGAGAGGCACTGGACACGTTGGCCAAGCAGGGTATCAATCTGGAGCTGGCCGACCTGCAAGCTCTTTTATGGTATCCTGAGAAGGATTTATCCACTATAATGGGGAACGGTACAAAGCGTACCGCACCAACAGATTATGAGACCGAATTTTCGGTTCTCGCACGCGCAGGAGGTTTTAGTGATGCCGACATTACAGGAGCAGTTTCAGCCGGAGCTGGACGAGATCGAGAAGGAGCAGGCCCGGCAGCCGGGCAGGATGGACAGCAAGAAGATGCTGTCGTCTTTGACTTCACGCTCTATCAAAGCGGAGAAGGAAGAGGACGACGTGGGTCCGAGCAGCCGAGAGGTGTACGCGGAGAAAGCACGCCGCTCGAAGGCGTCCCGCAAATCGAAGGCGCAACCGGGCCAATCCCCGGCCTAGAGGCCATACTCACAGAATACGCACGCGCCAACGACATCGAGTACAGTAGACAGTCTGTATATGTAGAGGTGGACGAGGAACGCGCAGGGCGCATCGCCGAAGAGTTCGACAAGATGGCGGATGACCCCGACGCGCCCGGCGTGCGTGAGGCCTACGATGATATGGTCCGGCAGACCGTCGATCAGTACAACGCCCTGATTGAGGCCGGTTACACGTTCACGGTCATGGACCCTGCCAACGATCCCTATGAGACTAATGGCTGGAACGCTCTGCGAGACGCAAGGGAAAATAAGCACCTATTCATATTCCCTACTGAGCAGGACACTTTTGGCTCAGACGACAGTAGCTTCGACACCGCGTCCGGCAATCCTATGCTGCAAGAGACTGGCATAATGATGCCGCACGCAGACGGCAGCGAGATCAACGCGCTGGCCAACGATGTATTCAGGGCAGTGCACGATCTGCTAGGCCACGGCATCGAGGGTGCCGGGTTCAGGGCACGCGGTGAAGAGAACGCTTTCCAGTCACATGTCCGCCTGTACACCGGAGCCGCACGCGGTGCTGTAGCCACAGAGACCCGTGGCCAGAACTCATGGCTCAACTACGGGCCACACGGCGAGAGCAACCGCACAGCTAAATTATTCGACACAGTATTCGCCGACCAGAAGGTCGGGCTTATGCCTGAGTGGACGTGGACCGAGGGCATCGCTCCCGGCGAACAGCCGCCTGCACCAGAACCTGTGCTTGATCAGCAGCAAGGCGACGCTGCACCCAGAGGCAGGTTCGTACCGTCGGACATGATGCCCGACCAAGACAGCATAACAGCACCAGACACAGCAGAGTTCAAAGCGTGGTTCGACGACAGCGACGTCGTCAACGAGGACGGTACGCCGTTGGTTGTTGTTCACGCCACTGACGCCAGAGAGATAGGCGGAGAGCAGTTTGATGTATTTAACACACACACAGAATTAGGGGCGCATTTCGGAAACTCCGCACAGTCAAATCAGATTGTGGCTGGCGTAGATACAGGTGCCCCCCGGTCCATACCGGCGTTTTTATCCATACAGAACCCCCTACGTCTGATTGATCAGGGGCAATTTACCTCTGCCTATGTTATAGAGCAGTTAGAGGGGCTAGGTATACTAAGGCCGGGTAGTGCAGTAGATAAGGCGCTGTCCCAGTTAGAAGTTGACCACGAGGAAACCATGATCCCCGCCCTGCAGCAGATTATAAAAGACGCGGGTTATGATGGGGTGGTGTACCTGAACCGTCGTGAGGGGCTGGGGGACGGCCTCGGAGAGGTAGGCGGGTACGGTCCCTTTGAGGAGACACAGGTTTCTGACGAGCAATTCAGGTTAGATAATCCTCTGGCCGCTGACAGCTACATCGCCTTCGACCCTGAGCAGATCAAGTCTGCAATCGGCAACGAGGGCACGTTCGACCCCAACGATCCGAGCATCTTGAAACAGAACCGCGACGGCGCCGCCCGGGGTAGTTTCGGGCAGGAGCAGGATACCTACGGTGACATCTCCAACATCATCAGCCTGACCGAGAACGCGGACCGCACGACCTTCCTACATGAGCTGGGGCACTTCTGGTTATTCCAGATGCACAAAGACACGGCAGACCCTCGCCTGACGGCGCAGGGCAAGGCTCGTCTCGAACGCATGATGGGGAACACGAAGAAGTGGTTCTCTCAGAACGCAGCGGACGGCTGGCGCGACATCAAGAAGATGGAGCAGGCGGCCCGGCAGGCATCCCTAGCCGACCCGAAGAATTTATTCAAACTCAAGAAGGCCGACGCGCTGTCTCAGGCGCACGATCATGCGGCGGCGAACGGCGGGGCCGAGTATATGGCAGTCGTAGCTCAGGGCTTCATGGACGGCACCGTCGTCTTTGGCACCGACCTCGAAGTCGGGTTCCATGAGATGTGGGCACGCGGCGTAGAGAAGTGGCTGGGCGAAGGCCGGGCACCTTCCGCTGCCATGCGTGAACCGATGTCGTCGTTCTCGACGTGGGTCATCGGCGTCTACAAGAAGCTGGTCAACCTGAACGTAAACCTGACACCAGAAATCCGCGACGTGTTCGACCGGCTGGTCGCCACAGAAGAAGTCATCAACCACGAACGTGGACGAAGCCTGTACACCATCCCCCACGACCTGCGAGAGCAGGCGACGCCGAAGGAGCTGGCCGCACTGGATCGAGCTGCCGAGGAGGCCATGACAGAAGCCCGCGCCCAGATGCAGGGCAAGGTCGGCAAGAGGCTGGCGCAGGAACGCAGTGACGAGTTCAGAGCAGCACGCGACAAGGTGACCGGCGAGATCGCAGCCGACGTTGCCGAGCAGCCTATCTACAAGGTCGACCAGATACTCAAGTCAGGTGGCAAGGACGGCGGCCCGCTGTTCCTCGACCGGGCAGAGTTCGTTGCCGTCTACGGCGAGGAACAGGCCAAGCAGATGCCACGCGGCACTTTCACCAAGGCGAAGGGTGCCGAGATCATCGAGATGTCCCTGCTGGCCAAGCTGGCCGGGTTCATCGATCAAGAGAGCCTGATCACACACATGCTGGCACCTCACCCCTCTATGGCGACGACAGTCAAAGCTCAGGTCGACCAGCGTCTCACTGAGATGTTCGGTAGCTCCATGGAGCCTGCCCGTATACAGGACGAGGCAGCCGAGGTCGTACAGAACGAGAAGATGATCGAGCTGATGGCCCTACAGGCCAAACTGGTACGCAGGCTGGCCAAAGAGCCTCTGCAGACCATGGCAGAGCGCAGAGCGCAGGAAGAAGGGGTATCTACAACAGCCGCAGAGGACCGTGGGGCCGTAGCAGACGCCGAAAGGGTGGCAGAGCGGGCTCCGACGCCTGAAGACGCTGTACCGGGCGAATTAGCGGTCGCACAGACGCAGGCAGAGAAGAAAGCCAACGTGGGGCAGCGTAAGGCCCAGAAGGCAGCCGTGCGGAAAATTCGGGAGCTGGCACGCTCCATGGACATCGCGGCCATCAAAGAGGCAGCCCGCCGGATCACAGAGAACATGAAGGTTGGCAAACTGACCTCGCAGAAATTCCGGCAGACGGCAGATCGTCTGGCCAAGAAGGCGCAGCTTGCTATCGCCAAGCGCGACTACGCTGCAGCCGCCGACCTGCTACAGGAACGCACGCTCAATCTGGAGATCGCCAGAGAGGCCACGGTCAAGCGGGCGAAGCTCGACCGACAGATCAAGCGCGTCGAGAAAATTTTAGGCCGCCCAGACAGCAAGCTCAAGAACGGGTACGACACCGACATCATACAGGCAGCACGCATGATGCTGGAGCCATACGGCGTCCTTCGTCAGAAGAGCAGCCAGATGTCACCTGACGAGTTCCTCCGCATACTGGAGAAGCTGGACCCGGCTCAGGCTAACGAGATGGGTAAGTTGGTCACCGACGCCCGTCGCAACGCCGCTCCGTACATCCATGAGGCTAACGGCAAAGAAGCCTACAAGCAGATGAGCTACAAAGAGTTCATGGTACTGTCCGCTGAAGTGGACGGCCTGATCAAACTGGCCCGCGACGGACAGACGGTGAAGGTCGACGGCGAACACGTCACCTTCGATCACATCAACGAGGAAGTCGCACGCAGCACCATCGATCTCGCGCCCATGAACGCTGACAACCTCGCACGCGGCACACCAGCACAACGCGACTGGATAACCATGATCGGCTCGATCCGCACATGGACCCGTCGGGTTGAGGCATGGGCACGCGCTGTCGATGGTGGCTCAGACGGCCCTATGCAAAAATATATCATCCGGCCTGTAATGAATGGCATCACGGCCTACCACACGGCACGCATCCCTCTGGTGGATCGCCTGCACGCATTGTTGCTTCCTGTCAGAGAAGAGATAGCCAAACCGACGCGCATCGATGCACCTGAGCTGGACGGCTACTTCTTCGGAACGAAGGGTGAGCTACTCCACTTCCTACTGCATACAGGCAACGAGAGTAATCTGCGTAAGCTCCTCATCGGCGGTGCCAAGGACGTCGGTAAAGGCGGGCGTCGCTATGACTGGACGACCACTACCGATCCACGGGAAGAGGTGAACACTGACAACCTCGAACAGTTCATCAACCGTATCTTCTCTGACGGCACCATCACCCGCGCCGACGTCACCCTGCTGAACGGCATCTGGGCTATCTTCGAGGACACCAAGGTTGGCGCACAGAAGGCGCACAGAGAGATGCACGGCCACTTCTTCGATGAGATCGAAGCCAGCCCGCGTGAGACTGCACTGGGTACTCTGACAGGCGGGTATGTACCGGCCCTGTCCGATAATTTGATGAACCCAGAAGGCACCCGTAAGGAAGCAGCCGACGATCTGGGTAATGCCCAGCACGCGGCCATGTTCCCCGGCGCGGAGGACGGCTTCACAAAGGGCCGGGTAGAGTACAACCAGCCGCTGGCCCTCGACCTACGCATGATAGCCATGCACATCGATAAGGTGCTGAAGTTCAGCCACATCGGACCCCCCGTGCGTAATGTTGCGCGGATCGTCGTTAACAAGAAATTCCAAGCGACGATGAATAAATTCGATCACTTTGCTGTAGGCGAAATGCTCATCCCGTGGCTCAACAGGTCAGCACGTCAGACTGTGACCGAGCCGGGTAACAAGTCTGCCGACAAGTTCTTCACCGCCCTGAGCCGCAACATCGGACTGCAGACGATGATGGGCAACGTCGTCAACATGGCCCAGCAGTTCACTGGCCTAATCACAGCAACTGCGCGGGTTAAACCGAAGTACATGATGAAGAGCCACGCACGCTTCCGTAAGGACGGCGAGAGCGCACGGGAGTACGTTTCACGCCGGTCTCCTTTCATGGCCGTTCGTATGCTCGACAGTGTTAACGACCTCACCGCCAACGTCAGTAATATCCTGACGGCTGACACCACGATCCAGAAGGGCCGGTACTGGGCAAACAAGTACGGCTACATCTTACAGCAGATGGCGCAGAACGTGGTCGACCCTGTTGTGTGGGCCGCTGCCGAAGAACAGGCACGCGACGAGGGGTTCTGGCAGACGGTGTATGACGCACACGTTGAACTGGGTAACGACGTCGCCACAGTGAAGGCCGACGCAGCCGTCGCCATGTACGCCGACGAAATCGTTCGCTCCACACAAACCCCACTGGGGGCGCAGGACATCAGCCGTATGGAAGCCATCGGCGCGTTTGGCCGGATGTTTATGAAGTTCCAAGGCTACTTTAATAACATGCTTAATCTAGGCACGACTGAGTTCCAAGTCATCGCCAGAGACATCGGCTTCAAAGGTAACAAGCCGGGTCGGTTCTTCTACCTGTACCTCGCCGGTCTGGCTGCACCTACCATCATAGCGGAGGGCATAGCCATGGCTGCCGGGGGTGACTTTGATGACATGGATGAAAACGACGCAGACGAGAACGCCATGATATTATTCAATCTGTTCGTTGTGTCTCAGGGGAAATTTGTAGCCAACTTCCTGCCCGGCACAGGTGCCGCTCTAAACTTCGCATGGGCCAGAGCAACCCCGGAATTTTATGACGATAGGCTCTCCATCAGTCCCGTTGTTTCCATAGGAGAGCAGGCCGTCGCTGGCTCCATTCGCGTCATACAGGATGGCATCGAATACGCCACAGAAGGGGAGTTCAACCGGGACGCCAGTGCAATGACCAAGGACGCGCTGAACGCCATCGGTGTAATTTTTGGCCTGCCCACTAACTGGTTCAATAAACCTCTGACCTACCTGATGAAAATCCATGAGGGTAACGCCGATCCAGAGCACGTCGGTGACTATGTGCAAGGCTTCCTGCGAGGCAGGGACGGCACCGAAGACTAGACCGCGATGAGTAGACTTTAAACACAATATGTAGTATAGCGATATTCGGAAGGACGCGACATGACAGTTAATGCTGAGACCGCCAAGTCAGGCCCGTACACAGGAAACGGATCGACCACCGTTCACGCCTATGCCTTTAAGGTTCTGGACGCGGCCCACATCGTTGTGACCCAGACGGTCACCGCGACCGGGGTCGAAACCGTCAAGACCCTCACCACCCATTTCACCGTGTCCGGCGTTGGCTCCGATGGAGGCGGAAACGTCACCATGGAAACGGCTGCGCCCTCTACTGCCACCATCACTATCACCCGCGCCGTCCCCCAGACCCAGACTACCGACCTCGTAAACAGAGGAGCCGTCGTCCCAGCCACGATTGAGACCGCACTGGATCGCGGCGTTCAGCAGGTGCAGGACTTCGAGGAGGAGATGAGCCGGGGTATAAAATTCAAGGTCTCTGCAGACCTGTCCAGTTTTAACACCACCGTCCCCGCTCCAGTTGCCTCAAAAATTATAGGGATAAACGCAGCCAACACAGCCTTCGAGCTAGTTGCTGACCCCAGTGCTTCGGCTACAGCAGCAGCGGCAAGTGCTGTCACTTCTGCTAGTGAAGCTACAGCCGCCGCTGCCTCGGCTGTCACCGCTGCGAGTGAAGCCAGCGCCGCCCAACCCAAGTACACCTTCTCGACCACAACCACTGCGGCTGACCCGGGGGCGGGTGTGCTTAGATATAACAATGCTTCGGTGGCTTCGGTGACTGCTATATATATCGATAATACCACAGCCGATACCGGCAACCCAGACATTGCCGCTTGGATACTATCATGGGATTCGAGTACCAGTACGATCCACAGTCAGATTCGTTTAGTCGAGCCGGGGACTCCTGCAAACTACGCCGTGTTCAATGTTACAAACGCGGTTGATAGCACGGGTTTTGTAACTCTGACCGTCGAACACATAGACAGCAATGGCACGTTTGCTAATGCAGACAGCATCAGAATTAGCAACTCTCGCACAGGTGACAAGGGTGACACGGGTTCCACAGGATCAACGGGCGCAACAGGCCCCGCCGCATCTGTAATTTCGGATACGACTCCGCAACTCGGTGGATTTCTCGACGCGAACTCCAAATTTATAAGTCACAGTCAAGGAGCAGCTATTGCTTCGGTGGCTGGTGATACAAATATCTGGGCTAACTTCGACGGCAATACAGTCCACATCACCGGCACCAATGCTATGACGGACTTCGGTACTCCAAAGAGTGCCGGGGATTCAATGTGGCTGATCTTCGATGCAGCCGCTTCTGTTGTGGATAGCTCTACAATCACTGTGGTTGGCAACGCTAATTTTCAAGCAGCCGCAAACGATATGGCGCTGGTATATGCGCTGACTACCAGCACCTTCCTGTTCAGTCCATACCCCAACGCTGGCAGCTACATCCCAATTGACACAATAAATAATACACACTTAAAGAACGCATTTATTGGAGATCACACTGAAGTGACGGTAGCTACCGGAAATTCAATTCTCCTTGCCGATGCCAGTGGCAATACAAAACGCGACACGGTGCAGGGCATCTTAGACTTGGTTCCTGCGTCTGGTGAGCAACTCAAGGGGTGGCTATCCTACGATCAAACGGGGACCGCCGCGATCCTGGACTCGCTAAACGTAACGAGTGTCGCGGACACGGCGACCGGGAATTGGACTGTGACTTGGGGAACAGATTTCGCTGACACAAACTACTTAGCTACCCCATCAGCCTTAACTACTGGCGGCACCTACCTCTGGGCGGTGGTGCACGCCCGTGCCGCTGGAACTACTCAAGTAATAACCGGCAAGCATTCAGATAATGGGCTGGCAGATAGTGATCAGGCAATGGTGTTGGCAATAGGTGATCAGTGATGACTCGCGATAACTTTTTAGAGAAATGGGGCTATGCGAAAGAAGATTACTTCGAGCGGATGTGTAAGGCCAAGCAAGAACTAGAGCCAGTGACACCACAATACTGCATTGTATTTGAAGACCCGACAGACTTGGATGCCCCAGTTACGGTGACAACACCTGCCCCTGCGTGGCTGGCAATGGCGTTGGCGGGTGGTTACTTGCCGCCTGTCGAATCTTATCTTAGAGACAGGGCTGTCGAAAAGGCTTGGATCAAGGCTAACCCGGATAAGGATTTTAACTGGAAAGACGCCGGTGGTGCAACACACCCACACGCAGCACCTGTTGCTGCAATGACAGAGAAAGAAAGTATGGAGAAATATCTTCTTATGATGGCAGTACCTCGTCACATCTTGGAAGATACTAGTAACAGACCTCGTTACCGTATTACTAAACGCTCAATGATTCCTAATAATCGCGTCCACAGAAATGCTTGGAGATTAGCGGCATGAGTACATATATCCAAATTGGTTCAGATACAGTTGATGCTAGTCAGGTAACTAAACCGGGCAGTCGTAACTTCCGTGGAGCATGGGCATTAGACTCAGACAAGGAAGTTATAAGCGTTGATATGACGAATGCTAAAGTGATTCAGAGGGATGTTATCCGGGCCGAAAGATTATTGGCCTTCGCCTCGAACGATATAGCTATTAACGACGCTTTGTTAAGTGGTGATGCTGACGCAGTAGCAGCAGCAATAACCAGACGGGATGCTCTGCGCAATGCCCCAGCCCATTCCAGTATCACAAATGCAGCTAATGTTAATGTGTTGGCTGCTATTACTCTTGATGATGTGACGTAGTCTACAATGGCTATTTCTCAGCAAGTTCAGGAAGGCGTGAAGACTTCTGTAGTCGGCTTGACTGG